ACAAATAATTGGTATTTCAATTTTTGTTGAAACACTTTGGAATAATTCAAGTACATCAACTTTAGCTTTAGGTGATGGAGCAGATAATGCTACTGACATCGCAGCAGCTCATAACATTGCAGCGGGTTCAATTGGACCATTAAGAATGTTACAATCAGCTACTGAGAGATGGAAAGTAGGAGCAACTGATATCGAGTTATTTGCAATTGTTGTAACTAACTCAGCAGATGCTGGTACTGCAAGAATCGAAGCTACGTACTTACAAGACTACTGGAACGATTCAGCTAGACCTGTATAATAAATAATTGAATGTGGGCCTTCGGGCCCACATAAAATTTTAAGGAGAAAAATATGAGTATATACGCAGGATCATCAATTGATGGTGTAGCAACTAACGTCACTACGGAAACAAAAACTGTTCAAAGCGGTAGAACAAGAGTTTACGGTGTTCATGTATCTGGACCAAACCAAGCTGGAGTTCTTGAGTTTAAAGATGGTGGAGCAACTGGAACATCAAAAATAAAATTAAATAAGGGTGCTCATATTCATGATATGACAATTAATTTCCCTACACCAATTTTATTTAAAACAGATGTTTACGCTACGTTTACTACTGAACAGATTACAGCTATAACTGTTTTTCATAGCGGCGGCACTAATTCGTAGGAGTCTAAATGGCCAACGTTACTTCAGGCACTACAACGTTTGACAAAACGTTTAAAATAGATGAGATAATTGAAGAGTCTTACAACAGACTCGGTCAATTTGACATGAGCGGTTATAATCTAAAAACTGCTAGACGTTCTTTAAATATAATGTTTCAAGAATGGGGTAACAGAGGTCTTCATTTTTGGGAAGTAGCAAATACTAATATTACTTTAGAAACTAATAAAAACGAATATAGAATTTTTAGAGCAACATCTGATGGTAATTCTAATGGAGTTACATCCACTTTAACTGCCGCTATTTCTTCTACGTCAGCAACTACGGGAATTACTATTGCATCAAAAGATCGTATGCCTGATTCAGGAACAATAAATGTAGGATCAGAAAATATTTCTTACACTGGATTTAGTTCTTTAGAGCTAACAGGAGTTACAAGAGGTGTTAATGGAACCACTGCTGCAACTCACTCAAACGGAGATGCTATTACTAATTTTGTTAATCAAGCTACAGAAATTTTAGAAGCATCATATAGAAACTCCTCTAATGTAGATTCTCCTTTAGAAAAAATTAACAGATCTCAATTTCAAGCTTTGTCAAATAAAACGGCAACAGGTCAACCATCACAATATTTTGTTCAAAGATTTATTGACCATGTTTTAATAACAATTTATTTAACTCCAAGTTCTACTCAAAACGGAGATGTTATAAATTTTTATTATGAAAAAAGAATACAAGATGCAGGGGATTATACAAATGCAACTGATGTTCCTTACCGATTTGTGCCTTGTATGGTAGCAGGATTAACGTATTATCTATCTATGAAATACGCACAACCAAGAATACAAGAATTAAAATTAATTTACGAAGATGAATTGGCTAGAGCTCTAGAAGAAGATGGTTCTTCAGCTAGTGTTTACATTTCACCTAAAACTTACTATCCGAGTATATAATTATGGGAAATTTATCAAAAGGCAGATACGCATTATTTATTTCAGACAGATCTGGATTAGCATATCCATACACTGAAATGGTAAAAGAATGGAATGGTGCAAGAGTTCATACTTCAGAGTATGAACCTAAACAACCACAACTTGAACCAAAACCTTACACGGCTGATCCACAAGGATTACCTCATCCAAGACCAGCAAGAACAGAATTTCCAACTACAGATTTTTTACCTAAGAATCCTTTTACAATGACTAGTGCATCTACTCAAGTTTCAGTAAGTTTTCCATTTAGTGATTACAAAACAGGGGACTCTATAAGATTTTATGATGTTAAATCTCCAGTTGGTGGAGTTGCGGTTTCTACTTTACAATTACAAACAACTTTAAATGGTGATATTACTGCTACAGATATTTCTATAACACTAACGGACTCTTCAGCATTTCCAAGTCAAGGGTATATTGTAATTGAAAAAATAAATGCTGTTTCAGGTTTGTTTGAAAATGAAACTATTTTTTATAATGGTAATGCAGGAAACGTTTTATCGAATTGTGTTCGAGGAACAGCTGCTCCTTTCAGAGGACAGACTCCCAAAAACACACCCGCAAGTGCACACTCTAACGAAGCAAAAGTCTACGGCGCTTATACCGTGACCATGGTTCCAACAGTAGTTCCACAAGCGGGTCAACCTTCAACGGTTACACAAAATAATAGTTTTACTTTTAACTTAATAAGTGCTGCAAGCAGCACAGAAACAGGAGGCGGGTTCCAATGTTTAGCTGGACCTGTTAATGATAGAGCATGACATACACAGAACTAAAACAAAAAATTAAAGATTATACTGAAGTATCTAGTAATGTTTTTACAGATACTATTTTAAATGGATTCATTAATGATGCTGAACTTAGAATTTTAAGAGAAGTAGATTCTGATAATAACAGAAAATATGCAACAGCTTCTTTAGTTCTTAATACTAGATTTATTGATACTCCTTCTGATTTATTAATCGTAAGATCTGCTCAAATCGTAGATTCAGACGGCACGGCTTCTGCAGATAACAGAGATTTTCTTCAATATCGAGATACTAATTTTATGGCTGAATATAACCCTAAAGGAGAGACAGGTGTTCCAAAATATTACAGTTATTGGGATGAGGATACTTTAGTATTTGCCCCAACCCCTGATGCTACTTACACAATCCAGTTAAATTATATCTTGAAAACTTTGGGATTATCTAGTACAACTCCAACTACATACCTAAGTCAAAAATTTCCCAATGGCTTATTGTATGCTTGCCTAGTAGAGGCTTACGGTTTCTTAAAAGGACCCGTTGACATGCTCCAGTTATATGATAAAAAATACACAGAGGCAGTCAAAGGATTCTCAATAGAACAAATGGGAAGACGAAGACGGGATGAATACCAAGCAGGTGTTCCTCGAATAGGAAAACAATAAGGAGAAAACTATGGCCATAACGCAAGCAATTTGTAATTCATTTAAAAAAGAACTTTTAGATGGAGACATGAGTTTTAAACAAACTGGTGGTGATACGTTCAAAATAGCTCTTTACTCTTCAACAGCAACTCTAAACTCAGCAACAGTTGGTTATACTTCTTCATCTGAAGTAGGAAACAGCGGACAATACGCGGCTGGCGGTGGAGCTCTTGTTAATCTGGGAACATCAATGACTGCAGGAGTAGCGAGATGCGACTTCGCAGACAGATCTTTTACTGGAGTAACATTAACAGCTAGAGGTGCTTTAATTTATAACACAACAATGGGAGCAGGCAGTGGAACTACTGATGCAGTTTGTGTTTTAGATTTTGGAGCAGATAAAACAGCTACTTCAGGAACTTTCACAATTCAGTTTCCAGCGCCAACGTCAACAGCAGCGATATTAAGAATATCGGGCTAATAGGAGGTAAACTCCTATGGCGAGTAAAATTTATACAGTAACCGTTGCAACCGGTAGTTCATACGGCGGTGGTACAGGCAATGTATATTTCTTAGACGGCGTTCGAAATGCGACTGGGCCAGGTACAGTAGATTGGGTTGCGGGTGCAACAATTCGTTTTGATCAAAACGAATCAACAAATAATAATCACCCTTTAATTTTTTCAACCAACACAAGTACATCCGGAATAATTTCTGCGAACGTAACTTATTATCTTGATGGAGCTAGTAATCAAGCTAACTACACTAACACAGCTACATTTAATTCAGCAACCACTCGATACGTTGAAATAACACCATCGAGTCAAACAGATTTTTATTATCTATGTTATGTGCATGGTATAGGTATGGGTGGAGTCATGAACATGACTCAAGATACTTGGAGTGCATTAGCATGGAACGATGGTCAATGGGGCGATCAAGATAATATAACCTTACAACTTTCTGGTTTTCCTTTACCAATGGCTTTAGGTGATGAAGCATCTACTCCTGACACAGGATGGAGTTCTCACTCATGGGGAGACAACTCATGGGGTAATAATTTAAATTATATTTTTCCAACAGGTCAACTTTTAACTTCAAATTTAGGAACTTTAGATGCTGTCTTTCCTAGTTCTGGATGGGGTGGAGAGTCTTGGAGTGAAGGTCAATGGGGATCAGTTGGTACAGGAAACCAAGTAGTAACTGGATTTGCTTTAACTGCAAACTTAGGTTCTGTAGAACAAACATCAAGCACTGGTTGGGGTAGAAATACTTGGGGATCAAAAGTATGGAATGGGTTTGCAGATGTCATTCTTACAGGTCAAGAAATGGCCATGTCTTTTGATAATAATCTTTTAATTAATACAGAAATTAATGGTGGTTGGGGTGGATTAACTTGGGGCGCTACTGGTTGGGGTGCATTTGGAAATGCTTTTGTTTCAGGCGTTAGTGCTACATTAACCACTGGAACTCCTACAATTGATAATGAAATTAACACTGGTTGGGGATCTGACGGCTGGGGTGTTGAAGGATGGGGAGAATCTATTCAAGTAGTTAATGTTACTGGTCAAACCATGACAGCTTTCGAAGGATCTGGTGGTATCTCGTTTGATGGTGATTCTAATTTAACTCTTACTGGAAACCCTTTAAGTGCAGTATTAGGTCAAGAAGAAATAAGTGTTAAAGTTGGTCCAATCTTAACTGGTTTACCAATGGGTATTACTTTAGGTTTTGATCAAGCAGTTATTCCTGCATCAGGATTTGCAATGACTGCTGCTTTAGGAACAGCAATTGGAGACAATATTACATTTGCAGAAGTTTCTGCTAAATCTAAATCAACATGGGGTAATTCTAATTGGGGATTCGGAGTTTATGGTAATCAACCAATAACTACTTTAGCAATGGCTATGTCAGAAAACTTCTCTGGCGTTGATCCTGCACCAGATGCAGAAGTTACTGGTCAAGCAATGGCTATGAATTTATCACCAATAAGTAATTTTGATATTAGAGGTGATGCAAATATAGCTCCATTAGCAGCTATGGGTTGGAGCGATGGAACTTGGAGTGAATCTACTTGGGGTGATGGTTTATATCGACCAGATACTGATGATATTTTCCCAATGACTATGTCATTAGGAACAGCTACTTTAGATGCAAATACCATACCTACTATTACAGGATTAACTAACTTATTTACTGCGGTTGGAAATGTTACAGAAATAAGTGGAGATGCAAATGTAATACCAACAGGATTTGGGTTGACATTTAGCTTGGGAACAGCTACAAATGTACTGATTTGGAACGAAGTTAATACTGGCACAGCACCAGTTGACCCTCCAGGATGGCAGGAAGTTTCAACTAACGCTGCATAATTATAGTTTGACACTATATAAATTATTTAATAAAATAAGAAAATCGGAGAATAAATTATGGCAAACTCTACATCAGCTAGTTTAAAACTTACAGTTCAAGCAACTGGGGAAAACTCAGGAACTTGGGGACAGATCACAAATACAAACTTATTAATCTTAGAACAAGCAATCGGTGGTTATGATGCAGTTGGCGTTACGTCAGGTGCTACTTTAACTTTTTCAAACGGTGCTTTATCAAATGGTAAAAACCAAGTATTAAAATTAACCGGTACAATCGGAGGAGCAGTTAACGTTGTTATTCCTGATTCTATTGAAAAAACTTTTGTAGTAGATAATGCTACTTCTGGTGCTTACGCAGTAACGTTCAAAACTACTTCAGGAACTGGAGTAACTTGGGCGGCAGCTGACAAAGGCACTAAAATGATTTATTCAGATGGAACTAACGTTGTTGATACAGCGTTTACAGATTTATCATCTGATTTTTCACCACAACTTTCAGCAGACCTAGATGCAAATGGTAAGAACATTACTATTGATACTTCAACAGGTATTATTGATGAAAACGGTAATCAACAAATTACTTTTTCAACAACTGGTTCTGCAGTTAATGAATTTACAGTAGCTAACGCAGCAACTTCTAACCCACCAGCATTATCAGTAACGGGTGGAGACACAAACATTGATATGAACCTTACACCAAAAGGAGTTGGTAGAGTAACTTTTAATGGTCAAGGTAAAATTCAAAGTGTTGCTGAAAAAGTTACAACTGAAGCAACCGCTGCTACAGGAACAGTCAACTATGATGTTCTTACACAAGCAGTTTGGAATTTTTCATCTGATGCAGGAGCTAACTGGACTCTAAATATTAGAGGAAGTGGTTCAGCATCTTTAGATTCAATCATGGACACAGGTGAATCAATCACTATAGCTCACATTGTTAAACAAGGCTCAACTCCTTATTACAACAGTGCAGTTACTATTGATGGTTCGTCAATAACTCCAGAATGGCAAGGTGGAGCTGCACCAAGTGCAGGTAACGCTAGTTCATTAGATGTTTATTCATACACTATTATTAAAACTGGTTCAGCTACGTTCACAGCGTTAGCTTCTCAAACACAGTTTGCGTAATAAAATAGGAGGAGAAAGATTATGCCAATATTAGCAAGTATCGGAGCAGGATCCGCAAGAGGATTAGGTTTTTCAGCCGGAGGAGCAACACTTGAAGTAGATTATTTAGTTGTTGCTGGAGGAGGCGCTGGAGATTATTGGCCTGGCGGCGGAGCAGGCGGAGGAGGTTTTCGTACCTCTTACCCAGGCGGTACTAAATTGGAAATTAAAAAAGGAGCAGCCGTTACTGTAGGTAATGGAGCAACAGGTGGTACATCAGGAGTTAGAGGAGCAGCTTCTACAATTGGAGATTTTATATCTGATGGTGGTGGCGGCGGAGGCCCTACTAATGATCCATCTATTGCAGCATCAATTGCAGGTTCA